GTGGCGCTGAGTGATACCAAACTAAGAAGCATCAATGGCAAAGCTTACAACGGACCAGCGGAACTAACCGATGGTGACGGCTTGAGCGTTCGCATCACTCCATCTGGCACGATTACATTTCAGCACCGCTACCGCTGGAATGGAAAGCCTGTGCGTCTCACTGTAGGTCGCTACCCTTCAACATCGCTGAAAGATGCCCGCATTGCCGTAGGCGAGATGCGTGGATTGTACACGAAGGGGGTTAACCCAAAAACCTATTTTGCCGGAAGCACTGGTGAGCTGACTTTGAAAGAGTGCCTCGATAACTGGTGGGAAAAATATGTTAAAGACCTCAAGCACAATACGCAGGTGCTGTATAAATCGGTTGTGTACAACACCATGTACAACGAGTTTGAAGATGTGCCTGTTGCCAACATCCCTGTATCAGCCTGGGTCCAGTTATTTGATAAACAGGAAAAACTGAATAAGAAAAAAGCCCGCGTTCTGTTGCTCCAACTTCGATCAGTCATTCACTGGTGCATCAGCAGGCAGCTGATACCTTCATGTGAGATCACTAAACTGAGTGTCAAAAATATTGGCAAGAAACCGGACGTTGGTGATCGTGTTCTGACCTACAGCGAGTTAGCAAAAATATGGGTGGCGCTTGAGAACAGCAAGATCGTCACTTCCAACAGGTTACTGCATCAAATGCTGTTGCTATGGGGGGCTCGTTTGTCTGAGCTTCGCCTGGCTAACGCTGCTGAGTTTAATACCACAGATTGGATATGGACCACACCATCCGAACATTCAAAGATGGGCAATATCATCAGGCGTCCTATCTTTGAGCAAATGAAGCCTATGGTGGAGCGCCTGCTTAATAGTGGGAATAAGGTTTTGTTTCCAGGGCAGGAGCTGGATAAAGCTATTGATCGCTCTTCATCGAATCTCTACATGCGGAAACTGAGAGAGACTATTGATATTCCTGAATGGCGCACCCACGACTTTCGCCGTTCTTTGGTGACGAATTTATCAAGTGAAGGGATCATGCCCCATGTCACTGAGAAAATGCTGGGGCATGAACTTGGTGGTGTCATGGCTGTATACAACAAACACGACTGGCTGGAAGATCAAAGAAAGGCATATGAGCTGTACGCAGATAAAATATTCTGGCACGTTAAACAGTTCGGTTAATCCCTCCATCACAAATCCATTTCTCAACCGCTCTGCGGCTATACCGCGCCGGATGAGTTAGCACTGGCGCTGGAAAGCCATGCTGTTTGCGCAGCCGCCAGAGTGCCGTTCTCGCTTTACCAATTTCGTCCAAAACTTCTTTTTCACTCATAAAGTCGTGGTGCATATTTTTCTCCACACGTTCCTGCTGCATCAGGTTTGTTGAGCCGTGACAGGTCACGGCGTCTTGATATTCAGTCTCAATTCATGCCAGCCGCTGGTGGCCCAGCACGCTGCTTCACCCTGGCAAGGGCAGGACTGCACCGGCAGTTGCTCTTTGCATTTCCCGCACTGCTGGTGGGCCAGTACCTCAACCTGCTGCGCCAGCTCAGCGGCATCCTTCCGGATTAACAGCGCTATGTACTCGTTCAGCTTATATGGTTCACGACCGGGGCGGCGTGCGGCGCAGTTCTGCGCCAGCATCTCCAGCTCCTGACTATCAAGCGCCAGCTCCAGCTTTTTACCACCGGCAGCGGCCTGCCTGGCACGCTGCGCGGCTTTGCGTTCGGCGGGGGATTTCGGCATTAACCCACCTCCTTCAAAAAGATAATCCAGTGTGTTTTGTCTCCCTTACCAGTACGCTGCCAGATGGTAGGCTTCTGTTCGGTAAGGGCGATCACTTGCCTTACTGGTATCTGTGTCTCATTCCATTTGAAAATCAGCGTGCCGTGTGGCCGCAAAACACGAAACGCCTCACTGAAACCGGCGCGGATATCGTCGCGCCATGTCTGCTTATCCAGCGCACCGTACTTTTTCCTCATCCAGCCGTTTTCTCCAGCGCGGTCCAGGTGGGGTGGATCAAACACCACCTGTGCGAAGCTGCAGTCAGGAAAGGGCAAAGAACGGAAGTCAGCGATAATGTCGGGGTCAATATGCAAAGCACGGTTATCACACAGCACATGTGACTCTTTGCGGATGTCTGCGAATATCGCGCGGCTGTCTTTCTTGTCGAGCCAGAACATCCGAGAGCCACAGCACATATCGAGGATCGGCTGTTCCATCACTCCACCTCCACGCGCTTAAACTCAATGACCCACACCCACGGGTTAGCCTGCCAGCTGTCAGCGCCATAGATGGCGTCCCAAAGGCATGGGAATTCCTCTCTCCAGCGCATCCCTTCGGCCTGCATATCGGCCCTGCTAATATCCTGCAACCGTTCCAAACGAACGCCGGTAATCTCCAGCGTTATGCGGGACGCCCAGCGCGGCATGTGGATTGATGGCTTCCAACATGATCGGCCATCAACGCAGCCATCATCGTCACCCCACGTAAACCCGCCGTCAGCAGCGTAAATGGCGTGACCCGAGTAATAGCCCCTGCCAAACGGCTGCTCATGCACCGCCTTTGCCGGACGTTCAGGAACGTAATCAATCATCAGGCCATCATCATCGAATGCGTGGCTCACTACAGACCACGTCTCACGCACCCACAGGCGATCACCTGGCTGGCCGAATGGGCATGTGTGGGCAGTGAAAGAACCATGCTTGTGCTTTAATGACGACAACCACCCCAGCAATGATTTATTTGGGAATTCGTGGAGTTGAATATCATCAGCTGGTTGCGGCGTCATAATTCGGCGCGTCTGGGTCTTTCTGCCGTCGAGAACTGCACGAACCATGTCGGCGTTAAAGATGATAGGGCGTTCACGCATGGTCAGCCTCCTTTTCGCACTCGCACATGCCGACGAAAGACAGGGTTAAAGCTGAAGGCACATCCGGGCATGACAACGCATCAGAGTGATAAACTTTGCTGCGATAGATGACGCTGAAACCATCAGCTTTTATCAACATCAGCTTACCGGTGCGCACAGATATCCGCTTACTCCGTTCATCCCCTCTGACGATAGTGAAGTCAACGTGTTCTCCGACTTTAGGCTGGCGCGGCTGACCCGTGAAGCGTCGACAATTCTGGCAGCGTTCCATCACTCACCATCCTTACCGGCGCGGAGCCAAATACAAACCGCACCGTCTTCAGTGTCATGGATGGAGCCAACAAACCAGCCTTCACCTTCAGGGCTTTCAGGATGCCAGGCAGAGATATCGTAACCATCCACGGTGGGGTCGATCATGTCTTCATCACGGTATTCAACTTTCCACTGCAAGCCATGCTCAGACATCCACTGATCAAACTCTGCGGTAGAAATGAATTCACGACCATCACAGAACGCCAGATAATCCGGGTGAGACCAATAGCCATATTGGTCACGATGAACTTCTAAGGCCTTAATGCTCATTGAATCGTATCCTTAACCCATGCATTCCAGATACAGCCCGCTTGCAATCAGACGGGCGCGGCGTTTTGCTGCTTCTCTGTGGCGCTTCTTTGCCTCTTCAGAGCAGTCATTCCTGTAGTTGATCACCATTGGCTTACATGGTGGGGAGGCAACACGACGCGGATTTCTGACCAGTTTATAAGTGCGGTCGATATAGCCGCCGCCAAGGCTGATTTGATTAGAGGCTTCAACCTGCAGCGTTTTGCCACCTCTGCGCATTATGTGAATAACCAAACGGTTGAACTCACTGAGGGTCATACCGAGACGTTCTGCCAGCTCCCGGCCCGTTGCCGGACCCTTTGATAACTGCCAGGCTAACTTTTCACTGAATCCGGCATTCGCCCCATTGCTGCGCCGGAATTGGGCAACCTTTTTCATGACACCACCTTCAGTGTTACCGTGCGTGAGCGGAGTAAGTCCATTTCCAGCTGAGAAATGATGTTGATGCATTGATTGATGCCAGGCTGCTTATAACCAAGCGAAGATAAAGCAACCCGAGCTTCACTGAGTGTTTCTCCGCGAATGGTACGAATCCACTGATCACAGGCGGGTGTGGCGAGCGCTGCGTTCAGATCGTCAATCAGGGTCATATCAGCCCCGGCAGCCTGAAGCGCCGTGATGGTGTCAGGCAGGACGCTGTTGATACGCAGCACCTCTCCAGCCATGAGATTTGCGCGAACGGTGGCCACGTCGAGACGTGATGCCAGTTCAGTCACCATCTTCGCCATGTCCATAAGAGAGGTTTCTTTGCCGATGTTCTTAGCGAACTGGTGGCCGGCAGCGACAACTTCTTTATTCGATTTGAAATGATGCATGTCATCGCCCTCAGTGAATGGTGATGTTGATGGTTTTATTAAGCCGCTCAGCTTCACGCTGCGCCTTAATGGGATTACTGATTACCGAGCCGTCAGGCATTACCCAGCCGTTGAGGATATGGCTGTAGGGCAGGGTGATAATGCCTACGGTGATATGGTCGTTTGGCTTTTCCATGAAACTCTCCACACACGATTTTTGGTTGCATGAATCCCTTGCCAGTGACGGCAATAAAAACTTTTTGGATTCGCTTAAAGTGGCTGGTGGGTTACTGCAATAACCCACAGCCCGATTACTCCACACACTTGAAAGGTTGCTGCGGTGCCGGGTGCCTCCCGGTGCTCTGGTCAGACTGACAGACACCAGAGCGGAGACTCTTAGACTGTATGCAATCGTTGTCAGTCTTCCGCGTGCGCTGGCCGCATTCACCACAACGAGAAGGACACTTACTCCACGTCTCTTAAGCGTTCGAAAACACTCGCTTTGCAAATGTCCTTGTCGTTGTGAAAAAGGGCGGTTAAACCAAACCATCACGAGTAACCGCCAACACAGCAATTCCGTACTCTTAAAACGCTGGTCCGCGAACCACGTTTTCAACATCACACTGCACACTCACCAAGCCAGCATCACCACAGCAGATCACATCGGCCTCCGGGAAGAGACGCAGAAAGGTAATCAGGTCCCTGACCGATGTGTTCGACATGTTCTTTATCATTTTCATTACCTCTCCACACATCTTCAAAACAGCGCCTACAAGCGCGGCTAAGTATTCTGAAATTAATCTAAGATAACTTAGATTTGAGGTCAAGAAAAAAGCCTAAATAAATTTAGGCTTCAAATCTGTTGGATGTCTTAACGCCTCATAAGGCGACGATGTTCGACGAGAACGCCAATGATATTAAATTTTTCTTTGGCCGAACTGCGTACAGCAAAGTCTTCATTCATAGGAACAAGTTCAAAAATTTCCTTACCATCCTCAGTTACTCCTCGGGCTCGGTATTTTTTGAAGGTCGCTTCGTCTTCGCCATTTTTAGCCACAACATAATCGCCAGGCTGAGGGCTAAGTTCTGGATCGATAAGGATGAGGTCGCCCTCAACAAAATCCGGCTCCATCGACTTGCCCTTGATTTTTAAGGCAAAGGTACCCTGTGAGAAGTTACCCGTGCTAAACACGTAATCAATATTCCCTTCTAGATTGCGCGCATCACATTCAGGCGTCCAAACTCCAGCTTGTACATAACTTATTACTGGAACCTTCATGCTGCCAATTGGCGCTGGCGCAATGTTTGATTCATCTTCCTTACCGTACAACAAATACGTTTCGCTTACACCTAACACAGAAGCTAACTTAGAAAGCTTCAAACCTCCAGGTGTGTTCTGATCACGCTCCCAATAGCCTACGGTCACGTCCGAAACGCCTACAGCCTTACCAAGCTGACCCTGTGTCAGCCTTTTTTCCATGCGTAGCGCCCTAACGCGCCCCCCGAGAGAGCTCACAGTAAATCCTCTAAATGAAAAATGACGAAGTTATCTTAGTTTTTATTGACCAAAGTTATTTTAGAAAATACTATCTAAGAATTCTTAGGGGAGGCAGTTATGACTACCAATGAGTTAGAGAAGTTTTTCGGTACACCAAACAAGGCGGCAGCCTTTTTCAACGTTTCACCTGAGGCCTTTTATCAGTGGCGAAAGCGTCCGGGTAGTTTAATTCCAAAAGGCCGTGCCGCTGAAGCTGCCTTCCGTACTAAAGGCAAACTCAAATTTCAACCGTCCCTTTACGACAAGCCTATTTCAAACGCTTCGTAAAGATAACCACAGAAAACAGGGGGCAACCGTGGATCAAAAGCACTGGCATGTAGATAAGCAACCGGCATGGCTGGTGGCAGCAATCAAGAAGACGATTTCAAGTCTTCCGGGGGGATACGCAGAAGCAGCTGAATGGCTGGGTGTAACCGAGGATGCGCTGTTCAACCGTCTGCGCACTAATGGCGATCAGATTTTCCCAATAGGTTGGGCGATGGTCCTGCAACAGGCAAGCGGCACCAAGCACATCGCTAACGCGGTGTCCCGTCAGTCAAACAGTGTAAACGTCCCGCTGGTAGACATTGAGGATGTGGACAATGCAGATATCAATCAGCGTCTCATGGAGTCAGTTGAGTGGATTGGCAAGCATTCAGCTTACATCCGTAAGGCAACAGCAGATGGGGTGATTGATGCGGCTGAGCGCGAGCAGATTGAAGAGAACAGTTATCAGGTTATGGCTAAGTGGCAGGAGCATCTGACGCTGTTGTATCGCGTGTTTTGCCCGCCAGAAAAGGTGAACGCCGCAGGATTGCAGCCCGCGGCGTTCGATGCGACTAAATCAACGTGTGTGGAGAACTAATCGCGTGAACAATTTAACCAGATTATCAGGGTTGCCGCAATTCCGTTGCCTCCCTTCGGCTGGCGGCCGCTTAAGCAGTGAGCCGCTGCGGTATGTGCTTAATGTACCGGGCGGCGCAGAAGAAGTTAACCACAGCTTTGTTGACTGGGCTGTGGGCGATGCTAGCCAGCGAATGAAGGTGACCAAATGCGAGAACTTGACCGCATCTTCCGAGATAAGCGCGGCATCCCTGTGCGGGTCATCCGCTGGGAGCCAGAGAACGACCGGGTTATCTACCTGCGTGACAACTACGAACATGGTGAGTGCTTCAGCTCTCTCGAACGATTCAAGCAATATTTCAGAGAGGTTGGGGTAAATCATGAGCGTTAAATTATCTGCATTCGTCTGGGACGGCTGCGCATCATCCGGCATGAAGATCACGATGGTAGCCATCATGGCACGCCTGGCTGACTTCTCAAGCGATGAGGGTGTTTGCTGGCCGTCAATCGCTACCATCGCCCGTCAGATAGGTGCTGGCCCTAGCACCGTTCGCACCTCAATCCGTAAGCTGGAAAGCGAGGGCTGGCTGACCAGCACTTCACGCCGCAAAGGTAACCGCAACAACTCCAACATGTATCAGCTTAACGTCAAAAAGCTTCGCGAATCAGCTGCCGCTCACCTGTCAGAATCTGAGGCGTCAGAATCTGACACATCAAAATACGACGCATCAAAATCTGATGCGCCGAATTTTGACGCATCAAATTTTCACCCGTCAGAATCCAGCAAAAATAACATTTTTGACCCGCCAGAATCTGGCGACGATCCGTCAGTAAATTCAAAACATGATCCATCAGATAAAAAACCCTTTTGTCAGGTTGCGTCGCAACCAGACGATGAGTGGTCAATTGTTAATCGATCACGTCAGATTTTACGTCACCTGAACAAAGTTACTGGCGCTAAGCACACAGAGGCGCAGTCTTCGATGGGTCACATCAAATCCCGGCTGAAAGATGCATTTACGGTGGAAGAGCTTTGCCTGGTGGTGGATTACAAACACGCCCACTGGGAAGGCACTGAGGAATACCAGTACATGCGGCCCAAAACTTTGTTCATCCCCGGCAACCTGCCTGGCTATCTCCAGTCAGCGACCAAATGGGATAAGGCCGGTCGCCCGCCGCGCTCTGAATGGAATGCCCTTAAGCGCAACATGCAGCGGGATATCACTGTCATTCCACAGCCTGACAGCTCAGTGCCTCACGGCTTTCGCGGTTAACGGGAGAAAATCATGATCAACCACGAATCAAAAATTCTTCAACTGATTACCCGCAATGGCCCGCTGAAGGTCCGTGAACTCTGCAAGCTCATGGGCCTGCATGAGACGTCAGTGAAGCGATTTATCAAACCTTTGTTCACCAAGGGGATTCTGAAGCGGGCAAGTGACTGGAGTTACTCGATCAACACCGCCCCGTTACCGGTTGAGAGCGAGAGATACAGCTCCAAGGCGAAGCAGGCCGCCGAACTGGAGAGTAAAGGTTTCTGGCTGCGTGCAGCACAGGTATGGCGCGAAGCAATGCTGGTGGCGAAGTTCGATGCATCTCGCAATGAAGCCAAAGAGAACTGTGACCGCTGTGCCGTCAGGGGCTCTTTCAATTGTGGCAGCTACGGCGGACTTGATACAGGCCGTATTGGCGAAAGCTTCCTGAGTGAGGATCGCCAATGAAAGCGCACCTGAAGAGTCACTACCAGCGAAATGAGATTTTCTACCGGGCCATTCCCACTGCAGTAGTGATGATTGCCGCCCTGATTATTGTCCTGACATGGGAGCTGACCACAGCATGAGTACTTTAGCGCGCATTTACGACGACAAGAAAAACAGCGAAACCGATATCACCACCCGCAAAACCTACCTGCTGGGCGTCGATGAGCTGTATGTCGAAACTAATTACAACATCCGTGAGATCGACCAGACCCATGTCGAGGAGTTCCGCGATGCCTTTATCGCTGGTGAGCATGTGCCTCCGCTGGCTGTTAAGGTCACTGAGAAGGGCATTAAGATCATCGACGGCCATCACCGCTATTACGGTGCGAAGCTGGCACAGGAAGCAGGCTATACTCTGCGCCTTGAGTGTAAAGACTTCGTGGGCAACGAAGCTGATAGCGTCGCGTTCATGGTTACCAGCAGTCAGGGCCGCGCCCTGTTACCGCTGGAACGTGCAGCAGCATACCAGCGCCTCATTAATCAGGGTTTGGAACCCGGCGAGATTGCGGCAAAGGTGAAGCGTTCGATCACCGATGTTGAGCAACACCTTCAGTTGCTGACCGTTGGTGAACCATTGATTGAGATGGTGAAGTCTGGGGAAGTGGCCGCGACTACAGCAGTGGCCCTGCAGCGCGAGCATGGTGTGAAAGCCTCTACTGTTGCTCAGGAGCAAATGCAGAAGGCCAAAGCGGCGGGTAAGAAGAAGCTGACCAAGACCGACGCGATGCCGCAGTTCAGCGCAGCACAGGCGCGAAAGTTGGCAGAGCTGATTGCTAAACACTGTCAGACAGAGTTGTGCGATGAGACAGCTCGCATTACGCTGAAATTTGAGACTGACCTTCAGGCGGCGGAGCTAATGGATATTGTGCTAATCGCCAAAGAGCACTACGGCGCCACACAATCAGTTAGCGAACAACCGGTAACGGCTGAACCAAAGCCCGAAGCGGGTGATGACCTGCCATTGCTGAAACACGAAATACTGGAGCAGAGTGGCATTGAAGTGTGGGCCTGCGTTATTGCTGCGTTCAAAATGAAAGCTGAGTACACCTACAGCGAATCCAAATGGGCGCATACCTGGGCGGCAGACTCAGTTGAGAATCCTACCTGCGTGACAGTTCCGGCAGAGACGATTGCCAGTGCAGTGCGCCTCATCAGGCAGCACCATGACGATCTTGAACTGAAATTGTGGCTTTCAGAGCAGCACGATGATTCAGAGGTGGCAACAGAGCAACTGATGCGCTTCTCAGCAGTGTTGTCTGAAGTTCGCCAGGACAAGCCATGCTCGGTTCAGGAGTTTATTGCGCTGGTGGAGCAGACCGACCGGGATTGCTGGTCAAACATCCGCATGCTGCGTCAGGCAGTCCGTGAAGTGGCCGGGCAGATGACAATTCCGGATGTAGGAGAGAGCGCGGCATGAAGTTAACGCTCCCGTTCCCGCCAAGCGTTAACACGTACTGGCGTAACACCAGAAAGGGAGTATTGATCAGCGCCTCCGGGCGCTGTTTTCGCTCCAACGCCTCAGCATCAGTCATGGAACAGCTAAAGCGGTGCCCTGTGCCGATTACAGTGAACGTAGAGGTAAGCGCGCTGCTGTTCCCGCCAGACAAGCGCCAGCGTGATCTTGATAACTACCTCAAAGCATTATTCGACAGCCTCACGCATGCGGGTGTGTGGGTCTATGATAACCAGATTAAGCGATTTACTGTAGAGTGGGGGGAGCAAGTAAAACTGGGAAGAGCGGAGGTCACAATAAGACACTATGCACTGGCGTTTAAGGTTAATAGCTAGTTGTTTATTATAAAAAGAGGTATTCTCCTTAAAAGTAAGGTGCACTCCCCGCTAAAAAAAGTCTAAACTTCAGATGAAAATAAATCGTTATTTATAATAATGCAATTTAAATTAATTTTTAATTTTTCTTAGATGAGAATCTTAATGGAGATCGATATGACGGAGTTGCAAAAGCAAGACGGAATTAATGAATCTGAAAGATATTTAGCAGAGCTTTGCAATAAAACATTTCTTAATCTATGGAGTTATCCCAATGTATATACCGACGAAGGAAAGAAAAGTGTTAATGGTGATGGCAAAGAATTATGTGATTTGCTAGTTGTTTTTGATAATCATGTTATAATATTTTCAGATAAAGATATAGGTTTCAAAGATACAGGCAATATTAATGTTGATTGGGGGCGGTGGGTTAAAAAAGCTGTTATAAAATCTGCTAGCCAATTATATGGGGCAGAAAGCTCGATTAAAGAAAGGCCTGGCCGCTTGTTTTTAGATAAAAAGTGCACCATACCATTCCCTCATGAAATACCTACAATAGATAAAATTAAAATTCATCGTATTGCTGTCGCTAAAAATGCTTCCCAAAGGTTTTCAAAATTAGTAGATGGTTCAGGGAGCTTAATTGTAGATCCATCTATTTCTGGCGATGAACATTTCGAACATCCTTTTACAGTTGGTCATCCAATTGCAAATAAAGATTTTGTGCATGTTTTCGATGACGTAGCCTTGGATATAATTCTTAGTGAGTTAGATACAATCTCAGACTTCGTTGACTATATCGAAAAAAAAGAAAAGTTCATAAATTCTGGTCTGCTTGGCAGTGCGGCTGGAGAAGAAGAAATTCTTGCTCATTATCTTATGAGTTCGCAGCCTGGAAGAGAGCCGGGATTTTACATTGAGGATAATCAAAAAGCCTATATTTTGGAAGGGCATTATAATTCTTTAATAAGTCTCCCTCAATACAAGAGAGGCAAAGAGGAAGATAAAGTATCTTATTTTTGGGACGGTTTTATAGAACATTTCGGAAAGCATGCATTAGCTGGCACACTCATCTACGATAGAGAAACACTTTTGTCAGATGCTATATTGGGTTTGAAATTGATGGCATCAGAGAGAAGGGTAGCGCGTAGGGTATTATCCAAATCTATTATTGAAAAAGTTACATCATCAGACCCTGGTGCTCGGGCTGTACGTGTGATGGTATCTCCAACTTCGTCTAATAATGGTTATGTTTGGCTTTTGGTGCCAATACCACCGCAGGCCGAAGATTATGAAGCATACCGAAAATATAGGCAGGAATTACTTCGCATTTATTGCACATCAACAAAATTGCTTTATCCTTCATTGGATTTTGTTGTAGGGATTGCCACTGAGCCTAGGAACGGAAGTGGTGGAGAAGATATGGTTTACTTAGATACTACTTCTTGGACAGAAGAAGACTATGAAAATGCTAAAAATGATAGGGAGCAATTCAATATCTTTCAACCTGACAGGTTGCAAGAATTTTCAGCAAGAGAATATCAATATCCAGTAATGCCAGGTGATTTTCCAATGGAAAAAAAACAAAGCGCAAATTCAAGGCAGCCGAAAAAAAGTGCTAGAAAGCAACAAAGGAAGGCAAGGAAACTTAATAGAAAAAATAAGTAGAAATTGAGGTGTTACGCATTAAAGTAATTTAAGTGGAAATAAGGTTGTTAATGTGATTTTTTTTGGTGAAGGAGGCTCTGCTACCGGTTATAATATTTAGAATATTGGGCATGTGCAGATGCCCTCATATAAAGGTTGGTCCCGTTCATTTGCAGATGATAGGGCTGGGCCGGTTGAAACAGTGTGTGGAGAAGAAAGCATGAATCAGCTTTTAGTGATTGATGGGGTTTCCGTTCGTCAGCTAAACTCTGACCGTTATTGCCTTAACGAACTTCATCGTGCAGCAGGCGGCAAACGCTGTCATAAGCCATCCTTTTTGCGTAACTTTCAACAGACCAATGAACTCGTTCAGCTTCTGAGCAATACAGAAATCCCTGTATCGGCTATTAAAAGCCAACCTTATTTCTTGGGACCAAACTCTCTGAGCTCCTGCGTGTACTCGACACCGTGCATTGAGGTGGCCGCATGAGAGCATTACTTACACCCGAGGTGGCACCGCGCACAGGTATCGTACTGCTGAAGCCTGGTCCTGAGCTATTAAGGCTATTTCAGGGCAGGGTGGTCATCAGCACGCCGACACTGGATATGGCAGACATGCCATCAGGCCGCCTGAATGACGGCACACAGCCTTTACTTGATGAGCCCTCACTGATTCCCTTCTTCAGTCATGAACGCGTGGTTAAGGCCGCTGGTGGGCTGAATGCGCTGGCATCCTTCGTCCAGTCTTTCAGCTGCTGCCAGTGGGAGCAGCCCGGTACGTGGCATCATCATGAATTTACTGTGTCAGAAACTGAAAACGGCCTAGTGTCTCTTTGCTACAGCCACGATAATGAGTTCAGGGAAAATGGTGTACCCGGAAAGGTTGAGAGCATCGCAAAGGGCAACACCGCTCTCTGGTTAATCCGGGCCGCGTGCCACCAGCTGGCATTACCAGTGGAGCACCTTCTGACCCTTCCGGAGCTATGCTGGTGGGCGACCCTGAATGATGTAATTGACCTCATACCGGAGGCACCGGCCCGGCGCGTTCTGCGCATGCCGAAAGAGCCTGTCCAGGCTGGCGAGCTGAAAGAGGCTTGCATTGTTCCGGCGCGACCTGCCCGCGAGGTGATTCAGGACGCAGCCCTGGTCGTCAAAAAGATAATCAGCCTTGGTGCCGACCCGGAATCACCAGAATCCTTCATGAAGCGCCCTAAGCGTAAGCGCTGGGAGAATGAGAAATACACAAGATGGGTTAAGTCACAGAGCTGCGCATGTTGCGGCAGGCAGGCTGACGATCCTCATCACATCATTGGACACGGTCAGGGGGGAATGGGAACCAAGGCGCATGATTTATTCGTGATACCGCTATGCAGAGCGCATCACGATGAACTGCACCGGGATATGAAAGCGTTTGAAGCGAAGTACGGCAGCCAGATTGAGCTGCTGTTCAGATTCCTCGATCACGCGATTGCAGTCGGAGTGATTGGGACAGACAAAAAATAAAGTGTGTGGAGAGGATTAAATATGCGTGACATGTCACAGGTATTAGAGCGCTGGGCGGGATGGGCTAAATCAGACAGCAGCGGTGTCGATTACTCTGCAATCGCAGCTGGATTTAAAGGGCTGCTGCCGCAGGAATCAAAGTTAACGCTTACATGCAGCGATGGAGATGGGCTGATTATTGAAGGTTGCCTGTCACGGCTTAAGGCTAAGCGTCCGGATGAGCATGCGATCATTGTGCTTCATTACTTTTTCAATATCTCAAAGCGCACCCTTGCTAAGCAGGCAAAGCGTGATGAAAAGATAGTCAGAATTGAAATTCAGATGGCCGAAGGCTTTATTGAAGGATGCCTGGCAATGCTCGATGTGCGGCTTGATATGGACGACGAACTGACGCCGAAAAAAAATATTAAAAAACCTCTAACGCGGTCCGCATTTTCCTTAGTAATCTGATAAGGTCGATTACCAAGCAGTGCAGCTTATCTGCTAAAAGTCAGTTCCAAATGTGGATGTCAAAGCGCCTCGGGCCTCACCAGCCTGGAGGCGGTTTTATTTTAAATATTCCCTGCAAGGGATGGAGTGAACATTATCCCCTATACGGGATAACAAATTAACCCTGTTGCCGACGGGCAAGGCAGTTACCGCTATAGCGTCAGGGTTCCCATTCAAAGAGGTCGCCAGAGAGCGGCCTTTTTTCGTTTTTGCGCACGCCAATCAGTCTCCACACACACTTTTGACACCGTGGTGTTGCGCAATCTTCTTATGACTACCGACAGCACCTGCCAATCAATGGAGGTGAGGATGAAACGCATGCCGGACAAAGACGTTGGGTTCTGGGCAAGCCTGATTGCCTGGCTTTACGCCCACAAAAACGAAACCGGCTATGCGGGTCTTGCCGGAGTCATGGCGATTCTGAGAGCCACTTACGTTGGCAAAGACGCATGGTCACGCCGCTTGCTTGATGCAGCGATGTGCAGCGTCTTCGCCTTCTTCCTGCAGCCAAGCCTGCAGGTAATTGGTTCGGTGTTTAACTGGCACTTCAGTGAAGACATTACGCGGGTTGCTGCGGTCTTCCTTGGGTTCCTCGGTGTTGACTACGTGTCAACGAAGATACGCCGCCAGATAGATAAGCGACTGGGGGACAGTAATGCTGACAGCCAATAGTTTTCAGCTCGCGACCGGCGTGAGCAATGCGCTGCGTGATGCCTGGTTTCCACATATAGCGGCAAGCCTCTCAGCGTTCCAGATAAGCACGACGTTGCGGCAGGCTCACTTTCTGGCGCAGACAGGGCATGAATCAGCCGGGTTTCTGAAGGTGGAAGAAGGGCTGAACTACAGCGAGAACGCGCTTACTGCGATGTTTGGCAAACGCATTACCGCTGAGCAGGCCAGCGCCTATGGTCGTAATGCGATGCATGCGGCTAATCAGAAGATGATCGCCAGCATCATTTACGCAAACCGTAATGGCAATGGTGATGTCGCTTCGGGGGATGGGTACCGCTATCGCGGGCGTGGCCTGATTCAGATTACCGGCAAAGCCAACTATGCAGCACTGGTGAAACAGCTTGGCGCTGATGTGGTGGCTAATCCTGATTTATTGCTGGGCTATCGCTTTGCCGCGATGTCAGCGGCGGCATGGTGGAAGAATAACGGCCTTAACGAGCTGGCTGACTCTGATGATGTTATCCGCATCACCAGAATCATTAACGGTGGCACCAATGGTCTGGACGACCGGAAATCCCGCTTATCAAAATCTAAGGGGATTCTATGTTCAAAGTAATCGGCTTTATCCGAAACAATTCAGGCCTGGTAATCATCGGTCTTATCTGCGTGGCGCTGTGGGGACTGAACGCCAGCAACTCACAGCTGAAAGCAACAAACGACAGGCTAGAGAAGCTGGCAAACAGCAAAGACGAGCAGATTAACGACCTGCGCTCCAAGAACGATGGCCTGGCATCAAGCGTCACTGAGCTGGTAACTGCAGTTAAGCAGCAGAACGATGTGATGAGTCAGGTCGCAGAGCAGCGTGCCGTAACAGCCCAGCAGAACCGGAAACTACAGAATGAAATTAAGCGTTACCTTGCGGCAGACAAGTGTGCTGCTGCTCCTGTTCCCCCTGATGCTGCTGACAGGCTGCGTGACGCAGCAAAAGCCGCTGGTGGAGTACCGGACAGTAAAACAGCCTCAGCTAAGCCTTCCGGCTGACCTGACCAGCCAGATTGATGTTCCAGCGCCGTCACTGGACATGACGTTCGGTGACAGCGTAAGCCTCAACGCTGAGTTATATGGCGCTCTGGGTCAGTGCAACATTGACCGCGCTGCTATCCGGCGCATCGGATCAGGGAAATAAAATGGCAGTATTCTTCGGCAGGGTTGATAAGAGCGAATGGGAGCATACCGGCCTGTTCGCCAACGTAGTTCCGGTTTACTTACGCAATATGGAATCAGGCGAACCTGATGTGTGCGCTGCTAATGGTGTGCCTGAATGGTTCTTTGACCTGATCACATTGCTGGCCTGTTATATGCCACTGCCATATGAAGGCTTCATGTTCACGCATGTGAAGCCAATCCAACCAACTGAGAAGGTTAAAACCTAATGAGCGAAGCAAAACCGCAGGACGGCAGCACCATTAAGGGATATCGGACTCTATCGTATGGCGAAATTGGCAAGATGAATCAGTTTAAAGAGCTGAGCCGCCAGTTCATTGCTCTGTTGATGGAGCATCGTAACGATATGCAGAGCGATCCAAGCCTGCAGAACTCGCAGGAAAACTGGGAAGCGCATGAATGGTTGCGCGAAGCACATAAAGATATGCAGCGTGCCTGTATGGCCGCGTGTCGCGCTGTAGCCCGTCCAGATTCAGATTGCTGAGTTCATCACAAGGCGCATTTGCGAGTGCGTCTGATGATGAATTATAAATTTATCTTCACTAAGATTTATCCTAACGATAATGTGTAGCCTCCATTACTAAGGAGGCTTAGATGTTTAAAGATTATTTCATCAACGATCGTATGACCAGTGAGGAGCTAATTGAGCGACATAAACGCTTAATCGCAGTCCAGGCGGCCTACGAATTAGCTAAAGCATCGGCTAGTGCCGCTGGTGGTAGTGCAGGTCTTGATAAGATGAAGTTCGATCTTAGGAGTGCATCAGCACAAATATCAGAACTAGCTGACGCAATTCAGGTTGCGTTAGAGGGTTAAATTGCCGCCTCCGGGCGGTTTTTTATTGGAGTAAACATGTCCGAGCCACGCATTTATAACAGCCGCTGGGACAAAGCCAGGCTCTCATTTCTCAAATCACATCCCCTTTGCGTCATGTGCCACCGTCAGGGCAGAGCGGTGGCTGCCGCTGTAGTTGACCACATCAAGCCACACAGGTTGAAGGAAGCCATCAATGGTGGCAAGCAGGACGAGATAGCGAAAGCTCAGAAGCTATTCTGGGACAAGGCCAACTGGCAGCCTCTCTGCAAGCAGCATCACGACTCGACAAAGCAGCGCGAAGAGAAGCGCGGACACGTCATAGGGTGCGATGAGAACGGCCTTCCCCTCGACCCGTCATCCCATTGGCGCAAATGAGAATGAATATCATTTAATGTCGGGAGTGAGAGGGGTCATGACCAAATGATAACGATTATCATCACCATCGGGGAGGGCGGGTGCAGAGTTCAGGGGATAGCGACCTCCTGACCGCCCGCCCCCATTTTTATGCACAACCGCGAAATGAAAAGTTTTTTTCTGGGAGGTTTTTATGGCCGGAAGACGACCAAAACCGACCCATCTTAAGGTCGTTACCGGCAATCCGGGCAAGCGAAAACTCAACGACAAAGAGCCTGCTCCTGCGAGAGAAATCCCCAGCCCACCGTCACACCTCACTGATTGGGGAAAGGTTGCGTGGGGAAAGCTGACCGTTCTGCTTGATGGAATGGGCGTGCTGACCGTGGCTGATGTGCTGGCACTGGAAAGGCTGTGCGATATCTATGCTGACATTCTTCAGCTGCGGATCACGATTGCCGAAGAGGGCAGAACTTACACGGTCCAGACCGATGGCGGATTTCTGATTAAAGCCAACCCGGCTGTTTCAATGCTGGCTGATGCAGACCGGCGATTTAAAAGCTACCTGGTAGAGTTCGGCCTGACACCGGCTGCCCGGTCAAAGGTGAAGGTGAATGGTGGAGAAAAAGAAGAAGACCCGCTCAACCAGTTCTTCGGTTGATCCGGCGACGCAGTATGCGATGGATGTTACCAGCGGGACTGTTATTGCCGGACCAGACATCCGCGCAGCGTGCGCCCGCCATATACGGGATTTAGAAGAGGGGCCGAAGCGTGGCCTGTTCTGGGATGTTGAAGCGGTAACGCGCGTTGTTAACTTCTTTGCTCAGGTTCTGAAGCTCAACGGCGGTGAGCATGAGGGGAAACCTTTTATTCTGCTGCCGTGGCAGTGTTTCATCGTTGGCTCCCTGTTCGGCTGGAAGGCGGAGGACGGCACGCGTCGCTTTCGCATGAGTTACATCGAGTCCGGTAAGGGGTCGGGTAAGTCGCCACTGGCGGGCGGTGTTGGTCTTTACCTGCTGATGGCGGATAAAGAGCCACGCGCTGAAGTGTACGCTGCGGCCACGAAAAAAGACCAGGCGATGATCCTGTTCCGCGATGCGGTAACGATGGTCGATCAGTCGCCCGCGCTTGCGCAGCGCATTACGAAATCCGGCACCGGCCTGAACGTATGGAACCTCGCGTTCCTGCAGACGGGCTCTTTCTTCAAGCCGATCAGCTCCGATGACGGTCAGTCAGGACCGCGCCCGCATGGCGCACTGATTGACGAAGTGCATGAGCACAAAACGAATGCCGTTGTTGAGATGATGCGTGCCGGTACTAAAGGCCGCCGTCAGGCGCTGATGTTCCTTATCACCAACAGCGGCCATGATAAAACCAGCGTCTGTTATGAGTACCATGAGTACGGGCGCAAGGTTGCTGCCGGTGATCTGGAGGATGACAGCTTTTTCAGCTTCATCTGTTCACTGGATGAGGGCGATGACCCGTTTAAGGATGAAACCTGCTGGGGTAAGGCTAACCCGTCGCTGGGTCAGACCTTCACGGATAAATATCTGCGGGAGCAGGTGACGCAGGCGCGCGGCATGCCGTCGAAAGAAAGCATCGTCCGCCGCCTGAACTTCTGCCAGTGGGTGGAAGCGTCCGATCCGTGGATTGACAGCGATACCTGGATGAACTGCGAACAGGACTTCGACCCCGAGGATTTGGCAGGTGAGGAGTGCTATGGCGGGCTGGACCTGTCTGGCTCCCGGGACCTTACGGCGCTGGCGCTTTACTTTCCGAAATCCAAAAAGCTTTTAGTTGAGTTCTGGACGCCGAAAGATTCGCTGCTTGAGCGCGCCAAAACTGACCACGTTCCTTATGACGCCTGGCTGCGTAACGGCTTTATTCACGCGCCGCCAGGTAAAGCGGTCAACTATGGATTTGTCGCGGTGCGTATCGGTGAACTGGCGGCCAGATACGATATTAAGTGCATCGCGTTTGACCAGTACCGTATTAAATATCTGGAGCCCGAGCTGGAAAGCGAGTCTGTGAGCGTTGACCTTGTTCCACATGGTCAGGGATTTTACAAGGCTCAGGAGTCCGGGCTGTGGATGCCGCGCTCTATCGAGCTGTTTGAGGAGCATCTTAATAACCGGGTGCTAACTATCCGGCCCAATCCCTGCCTGCGCTGGAATGCCGCCTGTGCGGTACTTGAGGCTGACCAGAAGGACAACCGCATATTTGCCAAAAAGAAAAGTACCGGCCGCATCGATGGCGTGGTGGCTTCGGCTATGGCGATCGGCGCAGCAGAGGATGCGGTGCTGGTGGATAGCGGCGATCCTGATGACTTTTTTGATGACCCGATCATGGTAGGTATCTGATGAAGGAAAAAAAACAGCCGGGTCGCATCAAGAGCGCGATTGTTAACTGGCTCGGTGAGTCGATAGGACTCAATGATGCTGCGTTCTGGCAGGAGTGGTACGGCGCAAGCAGCAGCGGAAAGGTAGTGACAGCAGAGAAAGCGCTCGCGTTAGCCTCGGTCTGGGCCTGTGTGCGCCTGCTGAGCGAGTCAGTCTCAACCCTGCCAATGAAGGTATACGAGCGTGCCTCTGACGGCTCCCGCAAGCTGGCGCTCAATCATCCTGCTTATCAGCTGCTGTGCCGCCGTCCGAACAGCGAAATGACGCCATCGCGCTTTATGCTGATGGTTGTTGCCAGCATCTGCCTGCGCGGTAACGCCTACGTTGAGAAAAAGATGATCGGTCAGAAGCTGGTTTCTCTGGTGCCGCTGCTTCCTCAGAGCATGAAGGTGGAGCGTCTCGACAGCGGGGAGCTGCAATATACCTACACAGAGAAGGGCGTTCCGCGCATCATTCCGGTTAAAAACATGATGCACATCCGGGGGTTTGGTCTGGATGGCGTGTGCGGAATGATGCCGATGCGCACCGGGCGCGACGTGTTTGGTGCAGCGATGGCGGTTGAAGAGTCAGCCGCAAAAATTTTTGAAAACGGCATTCAGACCTCAGGCTTCTTTCTTTCAAAGAACCTGCTGACCAAAGAGCAGCGTCAGAAGAACCGCGAAAACCTCAACCGGTTCGTTGGTTCAAAAAACGCCGGTAAGGTGATGGTCCTTGAGGGCGACATGTCCTATCAGGGCATTACCCTTAACCCTGAAGATGCTCAGATGCTGGAGTCACGATCGTTCAGCATTGAGGAAATCTGCCGCTGGTTCCGCGTGCCGCCGTTTATGGTCGGTCACGTTGATAAGCAGAGCAGCTGGGCTTCGAGCGTTGAAGGCATGAACCTGCTGTTCCTGACGAATACGCTGCGCCCGATGCTGGTGAACATTGAGCAGGAGATATCACGCTGTCTGCTGAATGGTGATGAAGACCTGTTTGCTGAGTTCTCCGTTGAAGGTCTGCTTCGTGCCGATAGCGCCGGACGCTCCGCTTATTACACCACCGCGCTGCAGAACGGCTGGATGTCCCGTAATGATGTGCGCCGCCTGGAGAATCTGCCGCCGATTGAAGGTGGTGATATCTACACCGTGCAGTTGAACCTGACCCCGCTTGAAGACCTGCGCAAAAACAGTCAGGCGGTAAACGCTAAGCTGCTGCGCGAAGTCCACGATGCCGTTTTCCCGGACATTCCTTTAGAACAATCACCGCTTAAACAGGCGGCTTAGGAGCAACCCCAATGACAGTAAAAAGTCTTCCGGCAGCGCCGGAGGGGCGGCCTTTTGCGCGCGAAAATCGCGATTTGCCGTCCTCCGCAATGGAGCGCTGGAACGGCGGTATAAAAGCCGCAAAGAGTGATGACAACAGCATTTCCGTGTTCGACGTCATTGGTGCTGACTGGTACGGCGACGGCGTTACCGCCAGCCGCATCGCAGCGGCACTGCGCGCAATCGGCGGTGCTGACGTGACTGTGAACATCAATTCGCCGGGCGGCGATATGTTCGAAGGCCTGGCAATTTATAACCTGCTGCGCGAGTACGAGGGAAAAGTCACCGTCAAGGTACTGGGCCTCGCTGCTTCTGCTGCGTCGATCATCGCAATGGCCGGTGACGAGGTTCAGATTGGCCGCGGTGCCTTCCTGATGATCCATAACTGCTGGGTGTATGCGATGGGCAACCGTCACGACCTGCAGCAGATTGCGGCGGACATGGTGCCTTTCGACAAGGCGATGAACGACATCTATGGCGCACGCACCGGTCTGGATGCTGCCACCATCGACGCGATGATGGATGCTGAAACATACATCGGCGGCAGTGATGCGGTTGAAAAAGGTTTTGCAGATCGCCTGCTGGCGGCAGATGAAATCACTGACGGTGACGACAGCCCTGCAGCCGCGCTGCGCAAGCTGGATGCTTTGCTGGCTAAAACCGACACCCCGCGCTCCGAGCGCCGAAAACTTCTTAAAGCATTAACCGGCGGCAAGCCAGGCGCTGCTGCCACCCCTGAAGGTATGCCGGGCGCTACCGACGAAATTAACCCTGAAAATATGGCACAACTTAAAAACGCGCTGGCCGCGTTCGGCAAATAAGGATTAACAATGTCTGAAGTAAATGAAGTTCTGAAACAGGTTACTGCCAGCATCAACGAAGCCAGCAGCAAGTTCAACGCGAAGGCTGAAGAAGCGCTGGCCGAGGCAAAAAAATCAGGTTCGCTGTCAACAGAAACCAAAGCAGCAGTCGATAAGATGGCGAGTGAAATTAACGCCATGCGTGAAGCAGAGAAAACGCTGAAGGCGGCGCTGGGTGATCTGGAGCAGCACGTTGCGCAGATGCCGCTGGCGAATGCGAAAAACGTTATCGAAACCGTGGGCGGTCAGGTAGTTTCCTCCGAAGCGCTGAAAGCGTTCTCAGCCAGCATTGAAGGCAATAAGCGCCTGAGTATTCCCGTTAAGGCGGCCCTGCTGTCCGTCAACGTGCCGGGACAGATTGTAGCGCCTGACCGCCTGCCGGGCATCGATCAGCAGCCTAAACAGCGCCTGTTTATCCGCGACCTGATTGCGCCGGGCCGTACTGAGTCCAATACCATCTACTGGGTTCAGCAGACCGGCTTTACCAATAAGGCTGCGACCGTCGCTGAGAACACCACCAAGCCGTACAGCGATATTACCTTTGCGGAAAAAATCACGCCGGTTCGCACCATTGCGCACCTGTTCAAAGCCGCCAAGCAGATTCTGGACGATATGCCGCAGCTGCAGTCCACGATTGACGCAGAGCTGCGATACGGCCTGAAGTATGTTGAAGAGCAGGAGATTCTGTTCGGTGACGGCACCGGCACGCACCTGAACGGCATCGTTCCGCAGGCATCTGCATACGCCGCTGCTTTCAGCGTGGCGAATCAGAGCGGTATCGACGACCTGCGACTGGCTATGCTGCAGGCGCAGCTGGCACGCTTCCCGGCCTCCGGTCATGTTCTGCACTTCATCGACTGGGCGAAGATCGAGCTGACTAAAGATACGCTGGGCCGCTACATTCTGGCGAACCCGGCAGCGCTGACCGGTCCTACCCTGTGGGGTCTGCCGGTTGTCGCGACCGAAGCGGCTGCGTTCCAGGGTAAATTCCTGACCGGCGCATTCAATGCCGGTGCGCAGATTTTCGACCGCGAAGATGCCAACGTGGTCATCTCCACCGAAAACGCCGACGACTTTGAGAAAAACATGATCTCAATCCGTTGTGAAGAGCGTCTGGCGCTGGCCGTTAAGCGTCCTGAAGCGTTCGTTTACGGTTCCTTTACCGCACCTGCTGCAGCTGCGTAATAGCAACGGCGGCCTCCGGGCCGCCTTTCCGGGAGTTATATATGAAACTGCTTCTGATTAAACCGAACTACTTCGGCGGCACGGTCGTTTCTGAAGGCAACACCATTGAGACCGACGAGCAGCATGGTCGTGAGTTGATTAAAAAAGGCTATGCAGAACTGGTTGAAGACGGTACTGCTGCTCTGCCAGAGCCAGAGCCAGAGCCAGAGCCAGAGCCAGAGCCAGAGCCAGAGCCAGAGCCAGAGCCAGAGCCAGAGCCAGAGCCAGCAAAAGGTAAAAACAAAAAAGGCTGATTACCATGCTGCTGACACTTGAAGAAATTAAACAGCAGTGCCGTCTGGAGAGCGACTTCACGGAAGAGGATCGGCTGCTTGAGCTTTTCGCTCTGGCCGCCGAGGCGAAGGCGGTGACATACCTGAACCGTAATCTGTATAAAACGGTGGCAGATATTGCGCCGCTTGATACCGATGGCATGGTAGTCACCGAAGATATCCGGCTTGCGCTTCTGATGCTGGTGAGTCACTGGTATGAACACCGCAGCTCAGTGTCAGAGCTGGAGATGACGGAGACGCCGCAGGCGTTTGAGTTCCTGCTCTATTCGCGGCGTCTGCCGGTGTCGGGGTATTAGCATGCAGCGACGCTCATCCAATACCAGCGCCGTATTCACGTTGCCCGATCCCGGTGAGCTGAATAAGCGCATCCATCTGCGCCAGCGTATCGACCAGGCAGCAGCAGATTACGGCACTGAGCCGGTCTATCAGAATGAAAAGGATGTCTGGGCGAAGGTCCGGCAGGTGGGAGCCACCACCTATCATGAGTCCGTTCAGGCTGATGACACCATCACCCATTACATGACGATCCGTTATCGCCGGGGAATCACTTCAGATTTTGAGGTGGTTTACAGCAATTACGTTTATCGGGTTAAGCGCCTGCGAGACCTCAACACTGCCGGGCGTTACCTGCTGCTGGAGTGCGAGGAGCTGAGGGCCGTGGACAATGATGAGGTGATGTATGGCTAAGCCGCTTCTGCACGTTGATTTTCAGCAGCCTAAGGACCTCGTTTTCAATCGGGCCAAAATGCGGCGTGCCTTTATTCAGATTGGTCAGGTGCATATGCGCGATGCACGGCGTCTGGTCATGCGTCGCGGTCGCTCTGCTCCGGGCGAGAATCCTGGGTTCAGAACCGGAAGACTGGCGCGGTCTATCGGCTATTACGTTCCCCGCGCATCAAAAAACCGACCGGGTCTGATGGTGCGCATCGCGCCGAACCAGAAACGGGGCGAGGGAAACCGCCTCATTGATGGCGACTTTTATCCTGCATTCCTGTTCTACGGCGTTAAACGCGGCGCAAAGCGCAAAAAGAGCCACCACAAAGGCAAGTCCGGCGGCAATGGCTGGCGTGTTGCCCCGCGTAAAAACTATATGACCGAAGTACTGGAAGCCCGCAAAACGTGGACGCGCTATGTGCTGTCCCGTGCGCTGCGCACCTCTCTTCGTCCTGAAAGGAAAAAGAAATGAAGCTTTCACTGGTGATTGCTGCTCTCCGGGCGCGATGTCCATTTTTCGCTGGCAACGTAGCCGGAGCGGCTGAGTTCAAGTCCATCCCCGAAACCGGGAAGATGAAGCTGCCGGCCGCCTATGTGGTGCCAACCGAAGACGTGACCGCTGAGCAGACGTCCCTGACCGACTACTGGCAGAACGTGACCGAAGGCTTTGCTGTTGTCGTTGTGATCGACAACACGCGCGATGAGCGCGGTCAGGCTGCCGGTTATGACGCTGTGCATGATGTGCGGCAGCAAATCTGGAAGGCGCTGCTGGGCTGGGAACCCGATTCAGATGCAGGTCCGGTGGCGTATTCGGGCGGTCAGCTTCTGGATATGGACCGGGGTCGCCTCTACTACCAGTTTGAATTCATGCTGACTCGGGAAATCGCCGAAGAGGACACGCGCCAGCAGGATGACCTCAACGCCCTGGATGAGCTGCGAACGGTGGAAATCGACGTTGATTACATCGATCCGGGCAACGGTCCTGACGGCATCATTGAGCACCACACCAAAATCAACCTCAGCGAGTAAATCATGCAAATCAGACCCAAGCGCGGGCGGTCAGTTCCTGACCCTGCCCGGGGCGATCTGCTGCCTTCAGAAGGCCGGAACGTCGAAGAAAGCAGCTACTGGCACCGCCGCATTGCGGATGGTGATGTCGAAGAAGTCAGAGCGGAAGAAGAAAAGCCCGCTGCTGACGCCAAGAAAAAGGGCGGTGAATAATGTCAGTTTCGTTCCCCACTATTCCGTCAGACCTCCGCGTGCCGCTGTTCTGGGCCGAAATGGACAACAGCGAAGCGAACACCACACAGTCCAGCGGACCATCGCTGTTGATTGGTTTCGCCTCAGCCGACAGCACCATCGTTAAAAACAAACTCACCATCATGCCGTCTGCCGCGCTGGCGGGTAAGGTTGCAGGCCGTGGCAGCCAGCTGGCCCGCATGGTGGCGCGGTACCGGGCTGTTGATCCGTTCGGTGAGCTGTGGATTATCGCGGTTACCGAGCCTGAAGGTGAGACTGCCAAAGGCACCGTGACACTGAGCGGCAATGCGCAGGCATCAGGTTCGCTGAGCCTGTACATCGGTGCGAAGCGTGTGCAGGCCGCAGTAGTGACCGGTGATGCACCGACAGCCGTGGCAGCGACGCTTGCTGCTGCCGTTAACGCTGACGCTGACCTGCCGGTTACTGCCGCTGCAGCAGCTGGCGTTGTGACACTTACTGCCCGGCACAAAGGCCTGACAGGAAACGATATCCCGCTGGCGCTGAACTACTACGGCACCGTGGGAAGTGAAACCACCCCTGACGGCGTTAACGTTGCGATTGCCTCAATGACTGGCGGTAATGGCTCGCCACCACTGGCTGCAACCGTGGCCGCGATGGGCGATGAGCCGTTTGACTTCATCGGCACGCCCTTCAGTGATTCCGCTTCGCTGGCAACGCTGGCGCTGGAGATGAATGATTCTTCCGGGCGCTGGGGCTATGCACGCCAGCTATACGGCCACGTTTACACGGCGAAAATCGGCACTCTCTCTGACCTGGTGGCCTTCGGCGACACCATGAACAACCAGCACATTACCGTAGCCGGTTATGAGCCCGCTGTTCAGACCTCTGCTGATGAGCTGGTCGCACTGCGCACCGCCCGTAACGCCGTGTTTATCCGCACTGACCCGGCCCGCCCGACTCAGACCGGAGAGCTAAGCGGCGCATTACCGGCACCAGCAGGCAGTCGGTTCACCCTGACCGAGCAACAGTCTTTGCTGAAGCATGGCATCGCCACAGCTTACGCTGAGAGCGGCGTGCTGCGCATTCAGCGCGATATCACGACCTATCAGAAAAACGCCTATGGCGTGGCGGATAACAGCTACCTGGACAGCGAAACGCTGCACACCAGTGCCTACGTTATCCGGCAGCTGAAAAGCATCATAACCAGTAAGTACCCGCGCCATAAGCTGGCAAATGACGGTACGCGCTTTGGTCCGGGTCAGGCCATCGTGACGCCTGCCGTGCTGAAAGGTGAGATGTGCGCCAGCTACCGCACGATGGAGCGGGCAGGCATTGTCGAGAACTTCGATCTCTTCAAAGAGCATCTGGTGGTAGATCGCAACGTCAGCGACCCGACCCGCGTGGATGTCCTGTTCCCGCCGGATTACGTCAACCAGCTGCGCGTCTTTGCGCTGCTTAATCAGTTCCGTCTGCAATACAGCGAGGAGACCGCGTAATGGCAAAGATTGCGGGTACAGCATACGTCAAGGTGGACGGCCAGCAGCTGTCGCTGACCGGCGGCATTGAGGTGCCGATGAACACCAAAGTGCGTGATGACGTAATCGGCCTTGCCGGTGACGTGGATTACAAAGAGACGCACCGTGCGCCTTATGTCAAAGGCACCTTCAAGGTGCCTAAGGCGTTTCCGGTCACAAAGCTGATGGATTCTGACCAGATGACCATCACCGCCGAACTGGCTAACGGCATGGTTTATGTGCTGTCTGAAGCGTTCCAGTTCGGTGAAGCAAACCACAATGCGGAAGAGGGTACGGTAGACCTCGAATTCCACGGCTCAGAAGGATTCTATCAGTGAGTGAACTTCAGCTTTCAAAACCTATTACGGCACACGGTGAGACTATCCATGTGCTGGAGCTGCGCGATCCAACGGGCAAGGATGTCCGTGAACTGGGTTATCCCTACCAGATGAATCAGGATGAGTCAGTAAAGCTGCTGGCACATGTGGTGGCTAAATACATCAGTCAGCTGGGTGGTATCCCGCCGAGTTCGGTCGATGACATGTCGCCATCAGACCTGAATGCTGCTGGCTGGGTAGTTGCGGGTTTTTTCCTTCAGGCCTGACAGCGAAAGAGCTGCTTAATCTGTACTTCGATTGCGCCAGTTACTGGCGCATAAATCCTCTGGAAGTCCTGAGCGAGGACTTAAGAAGCCTGCAATTACTTATCGGTCAGGCGAACCGGATAGAACGGGAGCGAAAAGCCAATGGCTGAATTTGAACTGAAAGCGCTTATCACTGGCGTTGACAGGCTTTCACCTGCACTTGGCCGCATGCAAAAGAACCTCCGCCGGTTCCGTAAGGATGCAGAGGAAGCTGGCAAAGGTGGCATGGCTATGGCAGGAGGTCTTGCTGCCGGGCTGACGGGTTCTCTGGTTGCTTTTGCCAAGCAGGAGGATGCAGCTACAGGGCTGAAAGTTGCCATGATGGATGCCAGCGGTGCGGTGGGCTCTGATTTCGAAAAAATCAGCAAGCTGGCAATCGGTCTGGGTAATAAGCTGCCTGGCACCACTGCTGATTTTCAGAACATGATGCAGATGCTTGTCAGGCAGGGTATACCAGCCAAGAACATCCTGAGTGGTGTTGGTGAGGCTTCCGCTTATCTGGCGGTTCAGCTTAAGAAGACACCTGAGGCTGCTGCAGAGTTTGCTGCAAAAATGCAGGATGCTACCGGCACAGCTTCAGAAGATATGATGGGATTATTCGACACGATCCAGAAAGCTTTTTACTTGGGCGTCGATGATACCAACATGCTTGCATTCTTCTCAGGGACAAGTTCAGTCTTGAAACTGGTGAGTAAAGATGGGCTGACGGCATCTAAAGCCTTAGCGCCCATTGCCGTCATGATGGATCAGATGGGAATGGAGGGAGCTTCGGCTGGTAACGCCCTGAGGAAGGTATTTCAGGCAGGGTTTGATACTAAAAAAATGAGGGCTGCAAATAAACTTCTCAGCCGTAAAGGAATGAAACTGGATTTCACTGACGGCAAGGGTGAGTTTGGGGGTATAGATAACCTTTTTAAACAGCTCGATAAACTGAAAGGTTTGACCACTCAAAACCAAACCAGAATTATTAAGCAAATATTTGGTGATGACGATGAGACTGGAAAAGTTCTTGGTGCGCTCATTCGCAACGGAAAGAGTGGTTATGATCAGATTCAGAAAAAAATGGAAAAGCAAGCCAGCCTTAATATGCGAGTCGATGCTCAATTAAATACACTAACCAACCTGTGGGATTCTATGACCGGTACTGCGGTTAACGGTTTAGCTGCAATTGGCGGTGCTTTTTCCGGTGATGCTAAAAAGCTGGTTGGCTGGCTGGGTGATATGTCACAACGCTTCAGTGAATTTGCTGAGAAAAACCCAAAGGTTATTCGTGGTGCATTTGGAATTGCTGCCGGTTTTGTGGGAGTTAAACTTGCCTTGCTGGGAGTTAACTTCGCTCTGGGTATTCTGGGTCGCGGACTGAAGCTCTCACCTATGGGGATATTTCTGAGGCTGGCCGCGCTGGGAATCGGATTGCTGATTTCTGACTGGGATAAATTCGGCCCGGTAGTTGAGCGCGTCTGGACCAAAATTGACGGCCTGACGGAATCCCTGGGCGGTATGAACGGAGTCATTACCGGAATTGGTGGGGTTATGGCCGGGTTATTCACGTTTCAGGTTATTGGAACACTTACAACCGCCACGACTAAAGCAAGCGGTCTGCTCGCGGTGCTTACCAAAATAGGCAAGCTGAGCGCTCTGACAGTATCAATAGCCGTAGCACTATACATGTTCAAAAAACTGGAAGAGATTTCGGACGCGACTACTCAGAAAGATGGCACTGAATCATTCTGGGAGTCACTGAAAAAGAGATGGAAAGCTGGCGGCTGGTATAACAATGAGCAGCAGCTAAAGAGTGGCGATGTTCCACTTAACCCGCAGAGCATGAGTGGTCCTTTGATGCGCAGTGATGCGACAGCACAGAAGGGTGAGCTCAAAGTTTCCTTCGAAAACGCACCTCCCGGAATGCGCGTTGAGCCTGCTGGTAGTGCACTTCCTTGGTTTGATCTCGATGTGGGTTATAATCGGTTCTCGACTCCAAAATGAAGGGAAATATCTGAATGCGCCTGTTTGCATTTTTAATGGCTTTGTTTTTTGTTAACGGGGTGGCGGCAAGAGAGTGTTACCCCGCGTTTAACGAAAAAGACCTCATTGCTGCAATTGGCAAAAAACCTGAGAAGGTGCAGGTTTTTAAAGATGGCGGGATGCTAAGGCATCAGTATTCTTTCAGAAAGGAGCAGTCTCTTGAAGATTCGTTTGATGATAGCAAGCAGTCAGAGTATGAACCGCAGATTTACGTGACCGTTTATGAGCCGCCATGCGCTGAAAAGATAAGTATTCATTTCTACGCAAATGAAGATAAGTCGATGAATGAGGTTAATGTTGCACTGGCTGGCAAAGCATATGAATACCTTACCGGCACCAACAGTACAATTTTCCAGAACAAGCTGAAGAGGTTTGAGAGCGTTCAGCGCTTTGAGTCTTACGATGAAAAAGCTGATTCACTTTTTGTGAAAATTGGTGATTCTTACTCGATACAGATACACCTGAAATAAATATTAACCCGCTTCGGCGGGTTTTTTATTGCCTAAATTCCACCGCGCATCGCACGCGCAATCCAAACCAAGAACCTTTCAGGATGCACCTTGAGGAACCGGCTGGCTGTCGGAGCCGTCTTGGGGCCGTATTCCTGTGCGACAGGGTTCATCACTAAAAGGTAATTTCGACATGACATATCCAACCGTCATAGTGAATGGTGTTTCCGTTCGCGTGGACAATGAAGGGCGCTACAACCTGAATGACCTTCATGCAGCTGCAGTATTGAAGGGCGAGGCTACTGACAACCAGCGGCCTAGCCAGTTCATGCGCAGCAAGCAGATTAGGGGCTTTGTTCAAACTCTGAGCGGAGTGCAAAAATGCACGGCGGTCGAAATCATTAATGGCGGCCTAAATCACGGCGTGTGGGGTCTTGAGTTGGTAGCAATACGTTATGCAGCATGGCTGAGCCCGCAGTTTGAAATCAGGGTATACGAAACATTTCGCGAAGCGATTCTGAATGGCATCAGTCATATGAATCAGCTCAATCGACTTGATCTGCTGATTGCAACCGAAACTGAGCAAGTAAGCGGGTGTGCGCGGACCATGAATAAGTGGGGCAGGGGCGGGTGAAAAAAATTATTGAATAATGCCCGTGAGAGGATCATCGAACAGATGGACCCCGACATGGTTATGATCATGCAAAATTCAGCAGCCTGAAAACTCAGCCCGTTTAGCGGGTTTTTTATTGCCTGGAACAAACCATGAGCTGGAAAGATAATCTGCAGGATGCCTCACTGCGCGGCATCGCGTTTAAGGTAGACAGCGATGAGGCAACCTTTGGCCGCCGCGTGCAAATCCATGAGTATCCCAATCGCGACAAGCCGTGGGCTGAAGATTTAGGCCGGGCGACGCGCCGCTTCAGTGTGCAGGCTTATCTGATTGGCGATGACTTCTTTGAGCAGCGCAACCGGCTGATTGAGGCCATCGAAAAGCCGGGTTCGTGTACGCTGGTTCATCCTTATTATGGCGAGATGACAGTGGTTGTGGATGATGCCGTTCGCGTCAGCCACTCTCAGAACGAAGGCCGCATGTGTCGGGTGAGCTTCAGCTTTGTTGAGTCGGGTGAGCTTTCCTTTCCGACCGCCGGGCTGGCAACCGGGCAGAAATTATCATCTTCCGTTTCGTTTCTGGACGACGCCATTTCATCGGCATTCGGTGCCTTTGGCATGGATGGCATGCCTGACTTCCTGCAGGACGGTGTACTGGATGAGGCAACGGGCATGTTCAGCAACGTAACCAGCGCGTTTCAGTACGTTGACTCGGGTATCAGCGCGGCATCACGCCTTATGCAGGGTGACCTGTCAGTGCTACTGAAGCCGCCTTCCAGCGGCATGAGCTTTGTTAATCGGCTGCAAACCATGTGGCGGGCAGGATCACGGCTGAACGGTAACGCCTCCGACCTGATGGCGATGATTAAGGGCCTGACCGGTGTCACGGTTGATTCCGGTCTGGCACCGCGAGGCGTCTGGAACACTGACAGCAAGACGGCGCAGACACAGACCACACAGCGCAATCATGTGGCGCAGGCAGTGCGCACCACGGCGATAAGTGAGGCTGCCGCAGCGGTCACAAGCCTGCCTCAGCCAGCAAACAGCACCGTCACGCGTCAGCAGGACCCGTCGCAGCCAGTGCGGGTTTCGCATCCGGCTGTCAGCAACGTTCAGCCGGTAGCTGCTGTTACTACCGCTGCATCACTATCTTCTGCAGCGACCACGACCACAGCCACATCAGAGAGATATGTTACTGCCGCCTCAGCTTCAACAGGCGTCACGTCATCAACTGACAGTGGCACCGTCATCACATGGGATGACCTGGCACAGGTGCGTGACAGCCTTAATGAGGCCATTGACCGCGAGATGGAACGTGTCACCGATGATGGGCTGTATCAGGCGCTGGTCACCGTGCGGACTGATGTAAACCGTGATATTTCGGCCCGCCTTGAGCAGGTCGAGCGCATGACGGAACGCACACCGGCACAGGTGATGCCCGCTCTGGTACTGGCTGCAGACTGGTACGACTCCGCATCACGCGCCGGTGACATAACGGCACGCAACGGCATACGCCATCCCGGCTTTGTGCCGGTTCAGAAACTCAGGGTGCCGTTACGATGAACAACACCGTTATTCTCCGGGTGAACGGCCAGGAGTGGGGCGGCTGGACATCAGTCCGGATCGCTGCAGGGATTGAGCGTATTGCCCGCGACTTCACCGTTGAGATTACCCGAAGCTGGCCGGGTGACACCGACCAGGCTAACCGCAGCAACCGGATTAAAAACGGTGACCTCGTTGAAGTCCTGATAGGCACCGACAAAGTTCTTACCGGCTATATCGAAGCCACGCCTGTCCGGTATGACGCACGCAGCATCAGCGTGGGAATATCGGGCCGCAGTAAAACGGCTGACCTCATCGACTGCTCAGCGACGCCGTCACAGTATTCAGGCCGCACTCTGGCGCAGGTGGCCGCTGAGCTGGCAAAGCCCTTCAGCATAGCGGTGGTTGATGCCGGCGGTGCGTCAGGGCCCCTGCAGGGCGTTCAGGCAGACCAGGGCGAAACGGTCATGGATGTTCTCAACAAGATGCTCGGACTGCAGCAGGCTCTGGCGTATGACAACTCGCAGGGCAATCTGGTTATCGGCGGCATTGGCAGTCAGAAGGCGCATACCGCCTTGGTGCTGGGTGAAAATATCCTTTCCTGTGACACCGAAAAGAGCATTCGTGACCGGTTCAGTGACTATCAGGTTTCCGGGCAGCGCCGGGGAAACGACGATGACTTTGGCGAAGCCACGACTACGGCCATCAGGTCAAAGACCATTGACGGCGGTCTGAAGCGCTACCGTCCGATGATTATCCGCCAGACAGGCAACGCCACCACGGCCACCTGCAGCGCACGGGCTGAGTTTGAGATGCGCCAGCGTGCTGCGCGCACCGACGAGGTGACCTACACCGTGCAGGGCTGGCGGCAGGGTGACGGCTCGCTCTGGCTGCCTAATCTGCAGGTTGTCGTTTTCGACCCCATTCTCGGCTTTAACAACCGGCAGATGGTTATCGCCGAGGTGACTTACCAGCAGGATGAGAATGGCACCATTTCCGAAATCCGTGTCGGGCCTCCTGACGCTTATCTCCCTGAACCTGCCAAACCCGGCAAGCGTAAGAAAAAGAAAGAAGAGGATGATTTCTGATGGCTAACCCGATGTCAGGTATGGGCCGTGCGCTGTCAAACCTGCTGGCCCGCGCCGTGGTTCGCGGTCTGAACACGGCCACAAAGTGCCAGATGCTTCAGGTTGAGATGGCCGGGGGCGAGGGAAAGAGCGATATCGAGCACATGGAGCCTTACGGTTTTACCGCCGCACCGCTGACAGGCGCAGAGGCTGTGGCCGCCTACTTTGACGGTGACAGGTCACACGGCGTGGTGCTGGTTGTTTCTGACCGTCGATATCGCATTAAAGGTCTGAAATCAGGTGAGGTGGCGGTGTATGACGATCAGGGGCAGTCGGTCACACTCACCCGGGCAGGAATCATTGTAAATGGTGCAGGCAAGCCGATTACCTTCACCAATGCGCCTAAAGCCCGGTTCGAAATGGACATCGAAGCGACAGGTGAAATCAAAGATAAATGTGATTCTTCCGGGCTGACCATGTCAGCGATGCGCGTTGCTTACAACGGCCATACGCATAAAGAGAACGGCTCAGGAGGCGGCACAACCGACGTGACAACTCAGAAAATGGTGGCGTCATGATAATCGTCGTAAATGGCTCTGAACAGGATGCAACCTGGCCGACCGACCCGCTTACCAGAGCCGTGATTGTTTCGCTTTTCTCCTGGCGAAAGGCTGAGGCTGATGACAACCCCGGACAGGATAACGGATGGTGGGGCGACAGCTTTCCGACTACTCAAAATGACCGCATCGGATCGCGCCTTTATCTTCTCAGTCGCGAGAAGCTCACCAATAACACCTCACTCAAAGCCCGCGAATATATCAGTCAGGCGTTGCAGTGGCTGGTCGATGACGGCGTGGCAGTGCGCGTAGACGTAACGGCAGAGCGGACCGGGATCAGCACGCTCAGCGCTTCGATTGTCATCATTCAGAGGGACGGCAACCGTGCAACTTATTCATTTAACGATTTATGGAGTGATCTAAATGGCTGACAGTGGATTTACCCGCCCGACACTCCCTCAGTTAATCACCGCCGTCCGCAGCGACATTCTTACCCGTCTGGCAGCAGATACAACGCTGGCAGCGCTGCGTCGCACTGATGCTGAGGTTTACGGGCGTGTTCAGGCGGCAGCCGTACATACCGTTTATGGATATATTGACTACCTCGCACGCAACCTGCTGCCGGACCTTGCTGATGAGGAGTGGCTGACGCGCCATGCCAACATGAAGCGATGCCCGCGCAAAGCAGCTACGACAGCGTCAGGTTATGTCCGCTGGGCGGTCGCCACAGCCGGTATCACTATACCTGCAGGAGTCACCATCCAGCGTGACGATCTGATGTCATTCACCGCTACAGCAACTGCCACATCAGCGGGCGGCGTGCTCCGTGTGCCTGTTGCCTGCGACACGGCAGGGGCAACCGGGAACACTGATGACGGTCTGGCTATGCGGCTGGCCAGCCCGATTGAAGGTCTTACCTCGGCTGGCGTGGCTGACAGCATTCAGGGCGGCGCTGACGTTGAGGATTTAGAGCTCTGGCGGGCCCGAGTCATTGAGCGCTGGTACTGGACCCCGCAGGGCGGCGCTGACGGTGATTATGAGGTTTGGGCTAAAGAAGTCGCGGGCGTTGACAGTGCATGGACTTACCGACACTGGAGCGGTCGCGGAACGGTCGGGGTTATGGTTGCCAACAACGACCTTATCAACCCAATTCCTGATGCCGCAACCGTGGCTGCTGTAAAGGCCTACATCGAACCGCGTGCACCGGTAGCAGGAGCAGACATCTACGTATTTGCTGCCACTCCGCATATCGTTAATTTTCAGATACGGTTAAATCCGGATACAACTGAAATCCGATACGCGGCAGAGGCGGAGCTTCGTTCCATGATGCTGCGAGATGGAGGCCCTGAAAGCATTCTTAAACCATCACGCATCAGTGAGGCGATCAGCATTGCTGCCGGCGAGTACAGCCACACGCTGGTCAGTCCGTCCGCTGATATAACGATCGGAAAAGGCGAGGTAGGCGTGGTGGGGACAATCTCATGGACTTGACGGCGCAGTACCGGCAGATGCTGGGCGCACTGCTGCCACGTGGACCGGCATGGGATGCAGATGACCTGCTGCTCACCGGGCTCGCTCCTTCGCTGGCTGAGGTGCACGGGCGGGGTGATGCGCTGATGCTGGAAACTGACCCGCGTTCAGTAACGGAGCTGATTGACCGTTACGAGCGTATCAGTGGTCTGCCGGACAGCTGCGCACCTTCAGGTGTTCAGACTCTGCAGCAGCGGCGACAGCGGCTGGATGCAAAGCTCAATCTCGCCGGTGGCATTAATGAGGCTTTTTATCTGGCTCAGCTTGAGGCGCTGGGTTACATCGGCGTCACTATCACGCGCTATAACAAAAGCCAGTTTACCTGCCTGTCAGCATGCACTGACTCACTTTACAGCGATGAATGGCGCTACTACTGGCAGGTCAATATGCCATCAGCTATCCAGATAAACCCGATGACGGCTATCAGTAACAGCACCGACAGCATCAGAACGTGGGGCGACACCACGGCCGAATGCGTTCTGAATAAGCTGGCGCCGTCGCATACCTATGTCATTTTCAGATACCCGGAGTAATTATGCATCGCATTGACACATCAACCGCCCAGAAAGATAAGTTTGGCGCGGGTAAAAATGGATTTACCGGTGGTAATCCGCAGACGGGGGAGCTTCCTACCGCGCTTGATGCAGACTATTTCGATTCTTTGCAGGAAGAAATTTCATCAGTCATTGAAGCTGCAGGTCTTACGCTTAGCAAGGCCGCAAATTCTCAGCTTAAAGATGCTATTGCCAGGCTGACTTTGGGCCGAAAGTCTCCATTTTCAGACATTAAGTCAGATGGCTCTGCCGCACTCTCAACCGCGCGCTCAAATCTCGGGTTAGGCTCACAGGCTCTTCAGAGTTCGGATGCCGTCAACATCACAGGCGGCAATGCTACGCTCAGCAACCTTACCGTCACTACCTTCAACGGAAAAACAGTTAATCCTGAAGCGCTCAATGTTTCTAATACAGCTACCTTTGCAGGAGCGGTGGCTTTTACCGGGCAGGATTATTTAAACAAAAGCTCTGTCGTAAACGCGCCTGGAGATAATTCAAACCAGACTTTTGGCCTGCGTTTGTCAGGCTCGGCAGGGCAGCGCAGTGATGAGCTTTTTTATGAAAAAATAGGAACCTTTGCAGCGCGCCGATTTATCGTAATCTCAGGTGGAAACACTATCACCTTTGATATGAGGCAGGATGGATCAATGGTGAGCTTAAACCCTGTTGGAACGTGGCAGGTGCTCCCAAGCGGTGATCTTTACGGGCCTAAGTGGGGTGGGAATCTCTCTGACTTTATCAGCTCCTGGTCCAGAAGCAATTTCATGACGGATACGCGGCTGGGCTCTGTCACAACATTATATAAGGCTAACAATACAAACGTATTCACATGCCCTAGCGGATACTCTTTCAGCAGCATCGATACAGGGGATGTTGGAACGGTTACGGCAACTGCACGCCCCATTCAGAAACAAATTAACGGTAACTGGATTACAGTGAGTCAATTATGATTTTTTTGAAAAACTTCCAGCCATACACTCCTGAAGAGCCACCATTCTCAGGGGCGATGTACCTTAAATCAGACACAGGAGAGGACTGGTACGACTGCCAGAAATCCTTTTCAGAAGACACTCTTAAGGTTGCTTTCAACAGCAACGGCATAATCGTTTCGGCAACCATGGACGTGTCATCTATGTTCCCTTCAGGTCTTTCGGTCGCTGAAGTTAAAGCCACAGGTATGCCGGAGTTGAGCGATCTCATAGGTGGCGGATGGAAATATCAGAATGGCAAAGTTGCTGCTGTTGTACTCACCCCGTCTCAGGAGGAGGCCGTAGCATCCGCGCAGAAATCACTCTTAATGAGCCAAAGCACAGACAGGATCGCACCACTTCAGGACGCGGTTGAACTTGATATCGCTACTGAGCAAGAGAAGGCTGAGCTGAACGCCTGGAAAAAATATCGCGTACTGCTTAACCGGGTTGATACATCCAAAGCGCCAGACATCACCTGGCCTGACCAGCCTGCATAAAAAAGCCCGGCGACCGGGCAATGACTCAACCGCGCCTCTCTGAGCAGGCTGCGGGGTGGGTTTTGTCAGGGTAGTTGAGCGCTGCACTCAGAGCCAAGCGGCATGCAAAAAAAGCCCGCAAAGCGCGGGCGAAAAACTCGAGCGGTAGAAACTTCTTGTACGCAACACGGTAGCTGTGTGTTACCCATATATGATAACGCATAGTCATTATTTGGTTGTTAAGAAAGCGTAAATCCTATCAATTGGTGGAACTAATCATCTAAGAAGCAAAAAAAACCGCTGTCCAGGGGAGGGCAGCGGCAAATAAGTACCTAGCTATTATTATGGTACCCATGCAGGTACCAGCACTGATTATATGGCAGAAGTCAGCCTGCGCTTCTTTTTATAACAATAAATTTACAGTAACAACAATGGCTTGAAAAAAATGCCTGCCCCCGAGGCGGGTGGCAGGCATAAGTCGTGGTTGGGCTATTGATACTCTTGTGAGGCATCTCATGATTGTGACGAGGTTTAAGGCGAGCCAGCCATGCGCCTCTTCAGCCAGCGGTAGGAGCGCGGGCCTATACACAACAGTCATATGGTAGGGGGCTGAGCTGGTATGACAAGCGTAAGCGGTAACTAATTTGGGTTATGCGTAAAAAAAGTCCACCAGAGGTGGGCTAACACAAAACTTACCAGTACATCTCAGAGTGGAAAACTCACAGCAAGTATCGCCAACCCGAAGAAAAACTTTAGCCTCACGTCTCGCTTTTAATGGTTATCTGTTCACCGATTTCAGAGCACAAAAAAGCCCGCGTTACGCAGGCATCAATTGGGACAAAAAGGAAAAATCTCAGTATCAGCATTCGCTGAGAGCCGCACCATACAGTGTTCCGGGCCGATTGATAGTGATGGATGTGGCAATAGCGAAGCGTGAGCACGTTATGTATGTTCGTCATGCAAAACTATGCATCGCCCGGGCTATAGAGCATAAATTCAGCACCAGCCGCAGCTTTACAATTTTGCTCCCCGTTTCGCCTTGATCAAATCCGCCGATCGATATTACTGTTTATGCATACAGTATTTATAAGGGGAGGATTTGTCATGCCGCGAGATTATGAGATTAAAGACGCATTCGTAAACGCCATCAGGCGTATACCAGGTGGTGGTGTCACCGTCACCACTCAGGAGTTCGTTCGTCAGCTGGAGTTGCTCAACTGGCACCTGAGTCTGCGTGAGGCCAATCAGTGGATAAAGTCGCACACATCGACGTTCCGGGACGTGTCCACTCAGGAGGGTGAAGCTAAGACGTACAAGCAGTTCAACCCGAACGGGGGCATCTGACATGGGATTTCCATCGCCTGCGCAGGATTTTATCGAGAGCCGCATCGACCTGAATAAAATCTTTGCCCCTCATCCGTACAACATGCTCCGCATCGAAACGCCAACAGGATTCGTTCTGGTCGACCGGTCAATGACTATGGCGCCAGGCGACACAGTCGCATATCAGCTGGAAGACTATCCGCAACTGGGAAAATTGTTCAGGTCTGGGATTATTACTCAGGACGGCGAGACGATCGACGGGGAGGGGCTGGAAGGGGTTATCGTGCTGGGAAAAGTTACGATTTCTGTGGTTTCGGTTTACGAGCCGTGCAGGCCCACCTTATAAACGCAAAAGCCCGGCAGTCCGGGCTTCATTGTTGGCTTACTTATTACTTGGCCATAGCAGCTTCATCACGACGAATGCTGTCAATAGCATCATCAAGACGTTTGATAGCTGATGCATTCCAGTTTACTGGCTTTCCGCCCGTTGGTGCACATGGCGTAATGTCGCCATTAGCTATCAATTGACGAATGTGAGCTACTTCTTGTTCTGTAATCGGAACTGGCTGACTCAGTGGATTATTCATGTCCATAATCATCCCCTTCTGTATGAGAGCATCTGCAACATCTGAGATAAGATGTTTATCTTGCTCTAAATTCATTTTACCGCTGTTAAAGTCGACATATCTGACATCACCGCCAGTTTTGATATCGAACGACTTAGCAGATTCAATTGCAGTTCGCGCACAGCCTGACTGACGCCAGTTACCACCTGCGTGAGGCGCTCCTGAGCCAGCGAACACAGCATTAATTTTTATACTTCCATCATCATCAACAAATTGCGCAGCCAACATTTCGCCGATGTTGAAGATTATAGCATTGGTAGAGATCTTAACGATGTGCAATGTGATTGCTTCTTCACCATTCAGAAGAATCGGAGGTCGGGGCTCGTTAAGGTCACCTGACCACCACTGCTTCCAGTGTTGTATCAGAAGTCCGTTACCAGCAAGTGTCAAAACGTGGTCATCTCTGACCGACATCTTCCCAAAGCCTGTGTCATCAACAAAGGCTACATGTCCAATGTAACCTAGATCATCCAACTCGCGAGACCAGCGAGAGTCGGTTGCAATCAGTTTATTGACACGGTCATATACTGTTGTTGTCATCGTATGACGTCATCCATTGTCAAGGTCACGCGACTCTACAGGAACTAAGAGTCGTTATCTAATTGGTAATACTTATCGGTTAATGGGGATTTAACTTTATAGCTAATAACTATCGTTATGCTATATCGCGATAGACTTCACAAAATGGAGGCTGGTTGTTGTGTACATAAGTGAGTACTTTAGAGAGGTGTGTTTTGGGTAATTATCTTTTTTTTAATATGTATTTACTGCGATTTTATTCTTAGTCCATTTAACTAAGGGGACAGCGGCACGCAGTATAGCGAAACAGGCGATGAGATTCATCAGGTCGCCGCGCGTTTGCTCATTACGTCAGCAATGTCGCTGTTCAGCCTCTCTTTTGAGACCACTTTTTTCATGCAGGGGCCAGATAACACGTGCAGCGCAAATCCTTCTGCGCTGCACTTTTTTACCTGACGACAGTTATTCAGCACCTTCCTCTTTTTCTCCGCGCTCTTCACGCTCAC